CCGTACCACTGACTCACATAAGTCACCGTCTGGCTTCTTAATCTGTGCTACCTTGCCACTGTCCTTCTTAAACTTCCAAGTAGCAGGAACCCAGCCACAGCTTTCCAGCCATGCTTTCAGTTGAGGTACACTACTTGGGTTAGGCTCTTGGTGTCCTACCACTACCTCGATTACCTCATCATGTGCAAAGTCTAAGCCACGCTCATCACACAATGCTTGCCACTTCTCACCCGTAGCAGACAATGTACCGTCCTTCTTAAATGGTTTGGCTGGACGTTTACGCTTTGCAATCTTAGGTACTCGTGGCATTACCTTAGCCAAGTCATCAACTGCAACTGTGTATTTTCCTAACAGTTCGTCAAGTAAATTGCTGGCTTTGTTTACGTCCAGCTTCCACTTACTTGCTTCCTGCATTGCGGCACAGTTCATCTTATGTGACAGGTACTTAATCAGCCTGTCAGGATTACCATTGTATAGTTTATCTAGGTACTCCTCTTGGATAAGCCACAGCTTGTGGTTAATCTTTACGTCCTCCTCACAGCGATGCACGTATGTTTGTAGGTCAGCCTTCTCCCAGTCTTCGACTACTGGCTTGGCAATACCTAAGCGTTCGCCCCATTGTGCTAGGCCATGCTTGGCAATCTCAGGGTACAAGTACCAGGACAAGGCTAACGTGTCCACAATCTGTGCCTTAATCTTTATACCCAGCAAGCGTTCCAACACTGGCTTATCGTAACGGATAAAGTTATGGCCTATGATACGGTCTTCAGTGGTCAAGCTGTTTAAGAAGTTGGTAATGCTTTCATAGCTAGTCATAGTTGCCATACCAGACACAGACATACAGTGTATCTTTGTGGCCTCTATGCCGTCAGTCTCTATGTCTATAACATAATCAGTCATTAGTTTGTCCGTGGTTTACGTGAAAGCCGTAATGCTCTCTGCCTTCTCTAGCTGCTTTAGCTGCGTCTTCTACGTTTTTAAAATAGCCTAAATGAATTTGTTTATAATTAACTTTAACGTAAGCCACGTACTTATTATTAGCCTTAGAAAAGCATACGCCAGTATGCCCAGTAGTGTTATTAGAAGACATACTCATATTTCTAATGTTTTCTCTCTGAGTAGCTATGCGTAGGTTTTTTATCCTGTTGTCAGTTTTTACATGATTGATATGGTCTAAACCGTCTTTTGGAAACTCTCCGTATTCGTACAGCCACGCTAACCGGTGAGCAAGATACACATAGAACTTGGCTTCAGACAGGGTAAAACCTATTGAGGAATAGCCTGTCAAAGCGTTAGTATTACCAGCCACTTTACCACGCATTTTGTATCCGTTTGATTTGACATCAAGCCAAGTAAATACACCAGTATCCTTGTCGTAGTGTAATTTCTCCTTTAATAGTTCTTGAGTAAGTGCCAATTCCTTATCTTTATTTATTGCTACCATTGTTTAGTTGCCTCTAAGTAAGTTACCGTTGGCTCATCAAAGTATACGTCAGCATTGTATTGTTGACCGTACTCCCTGTCAAACAGCATGTAGAATTTGCTCATGTTCTTTTCTTCTTCTGGACAATCATCAGTCCTGTCCCTACTAATGGCATGGCCGTAGTGAAACCATTTTTCCATAGCTCTACTGCCAGTAAACTCCGAACTAAATACCTTAGCTCCTGCCTCATGAGGTTTAGCACCTTTAGGCTTAGGGTTTACGTGGCTGTAACAGAATATAGTAATAGGGTAGAGGTTCACAAGGTCAGCCATGTCCGTACAAATTTCATTCAGTTTGTCATTGGCCTCACTTGCAGCAAACCTACTGATTAATGCGGTCAATGGGTCAATGATAAAAATGTTGATGTTATCAATAAGGTGCATTTCCTCAATCGCTATCCGTATGTCCTCCCACTCCCTACTAGCACCCCTGTCATAGAATCTAACCTTACCGTCCATAGACACCAATGTATCGTGTAGTAGCTGGTCTTCGTATTCCTTATCTGGCCGAGTAAAATCTAGTCTAGCCTCTTTACTAGCCAGCTTCTTAGCTGTACGTACTGGGCTATTCTCTAGGTCAAACATACCGACCTTAGTCTTCTCTTGGTAGATGAGGTGGTGAACTAACTGATGTTCGTGGTCAGTCTTACCAATCTTAGGGGCAGCACCTACTACGTGAATTGTGTGTGGCCTAATCCCGAAGGTTGCTTTGGTGACAGTAGGCCACGGAAAACTAATGCCCATCTGTGGGCGTTCCATAGCCTTAACGATAATATCCTTAACGTCTACCACTTCACCCTGTCTAACGTATTCAGAGTCCCACACACAGGACAGGTACAATTCATTGCCCTTGTCATTAAGTAGCATGTCATTAGCGTCCTTCTCGGATAACTTAGCCACCTTAAATCTAGGGAATGTGCGTAGTACTTCCTTTACCGCTCTCTTGCCAGCGTCATCCGAATCAAAGCATAGGATAACCTCATCAAATCCTTCTATGAACTCACGGTTTGCTACAATATCCTTGACCGCAGAACTAGCACCGCGTGTAAGAGATACAATGGCTGGCTCTTTGGACAGGTATTTCTTGGGCATATTGTCCACTATGGCTTGATGTAATGACATAGCGTCCAGGCGACCCTCAGTTATAAATAACTTTTTACCCTTAACTGCATTGTGCTGATTCCATAAATCAAAATCCCCCTTCCTGTCACCAACAGCCGTAAAGGATTTGGTAGCACACTCTCTGGCTTCGTAGCCTATCAGCTCACCATTGCGGTGGTCTGGATAGTAGTGGTGCGTGATTGTCTCTCCGTCCACTTCACTTACTGCTACCTTAACGCCAAACTTCGCTACAATATCCTTGCGTAGACCACGGTCTTTAATCGCTAGGGTAGGCAAGCTATTAACGTCTTCCATCTTCATCTTACTATCCACCTTAATTTGGTTAATCGGTACTACGTTACCACCATCATTCATGGGGTCATAGGTCTCACAGGCATAGCACCACGAATCGAAGGAACCGTCCTCTTGTACGTAGACCTGATTACCGTCCCCACTACCACAGTTAGAACACGTAGTCTTATAAGCGCACGTACCCTTAGTCTGATGTTGTTTTTTATTCATACTACTCGAACCGCGTAAAGGTTTCTGTAACACTATCATCAGCGTAATCATACGCCAGTAGGTACAGGTACTCACCTAGAGCCGCATAGTTTTTCATGTCCCCACTGTTATGGTGGATTAATTTTAGTATGTCTTTAAGGTCTTGAGAGCGTTCCTTGTACCCGTCATTGACCTGCGTAGCGTTGAACAAAACGTCCTGAAAATCATCTTCTATCATATCTTCAACTAGGTCTAGCATATGAGACTCCTCATCATCCGTATAGAATTTAGATTGATATTCGTCCTGCCATAAATCACTTGGTTCTCTCATTGTTCTAACCTCACTCTTAATTCGTGTAAGAATTTCTCTATGCCATGCCGAGAAATATATTCCTCAGCTTCAGCCAAACACCAGTGCAACTGGTAGTCGTCTTTGGCTTGCTGGTCTAGTGTTTCGAACTCATTACCAAAATCATCTTGTGCCATTGTAAGTATCCTCTATTGGGTCATAGATAAATAATTCACCGCCTTTAGCAATCCGAACAACGTTAGGTTGCTGGCAACGGTACGTAGTAATAATCCAATTATCACCTAACGGTGCCATCTGTGCAACTGCATGTTCTAAAGCCTGCGTTTTATTCTTAAACTTATCGTCCTCGAATGAGACAATATGGCCGTTTTGCATTTCAACGTCACACCAAAACTTATGTTGGTCAGCGTAGTTACGTTTTTCTTTAGTCATCTTTTAATGCGTCCACTGTGTTTTGATTGTCCGAAACGTGGTCAACTAACCAACCCATGTACACCTCAGCCTTCCTTAAATCCTCCAGGCCGTTCTTATGCCGATAACGAGATACGTACTTAATCACATTGCCTAATAGGTAGCCCTCGTATTGCTCACTGGACATGGTTAATTCCATATACTCGATAGGTTGAACAGCTTGTTTTGTGTAGTGCTGTTGGTTTTTTACGTCTTTATACTCCATATTTTCTCCTTTGTTAAGTTTGGGGGCTTGTTTGCCGTATACTCTAGCCGAAAAATCAGCTAAAATAAAATCTAATTCTCAATCTCACCCTCATTATATACCGTACTATCTACCACCATATCGGTATGCAACGGTTCAATATCGTTCACCGATACAAAACATACAGAACACAAATCAACGAAACCACCTTCTAATTCATGTCCTACACCATACTTACGGGTACTTTCATAATCCGAAAGCAATACGTCACACGCAATACAGCGCACTAGTAGCTTTGCTCCAACTGTTGAGCCTGTAAAACCAACTCCGCCTCGGCGTTAGCTATACTATATTCCCGCTCTAATCTTTGTTGCGCCTCGCTTGTTGGGTGTACCAACATCTGCTGCATGGCACAATAGATTGCATAGTCAGCGGCAATCTGTGACCGCTTTAAGTCTTCTTCCGTTGTTACTTTACTCATTATTAGACCTCACTTTGTCTATATTTTCG